TGGTAGGTGGGCAGGAAGGGTTTTATTTCCTGCCCGCCTGCCACGTGGCGAACGTCCCCGAAGGGTCGCCGAAGGCAATCTATGGGGTGTGTAATTTAATAAATTGGACAAAATAGTACATTATGCGAATTAGGACTATCGTCCGCCTTTGTATGGCAAATTTCCTGCATTTTTAAAATACCAATTAGATTTAGTCATTAGCCTGAAATGTTCTGATTTTATACGCTCCCTGTCCTGCTCCCTGCATCTTCGGTATTCAAGTCCGGTAATGATTTCCATTGGGTCGCATCGCATTACTTCGGCGATGTCAAGTATCACGGCAAGCGGCAAACGTAGTCTGTCGCGTCTGTATTGAGATACTTCAGACGCTGAAACATCCCATCTTTTTGCCAGTGCATAATCAGATCTGATGCGTAAGCGCCCTTTTGCCAAGTCTAACCAGTCTTTTTGGGTAAACATAATAAAATCAAAGCCTTGTTTAATCATGTAATTTAAATACTACTATGATTAGACAAGGCTCGCTATTTGAGCATAGGCTCACTGTGTTTTTTCGCCATTTTCAAGGTCAATTACTTCAAATTCTAAAAGGTTTTTTCCAGTGAAGGCTTCGCACATTCTTGTATGTGAGGATATAAGGTCTTCATAGCAATTATATTCTGCTTGCATTCCCCATCCGTATCCGGAAATCCAGCTTATTATTAAGCAAAGGGCGAAAATTAGTATTTTAATTAGCTTTTTAAGCATTTTTATTGGTGCGTGTCTTTTTCGTCGTCCATGAGATAAAAGCCCATATCGTCTATATCTACTCTTTCTGCTACTTCATCTATAAGAAAGTTGATGATGTCAACTTCTTTTATTGGTCTTTGTGATTTTATAAGAAGCTCTATTGCTTTCTCTCGGAGAAGCTCTCCTCTCTTTTCATTTATGCCTACTGATTTTATAAATTTTCTCATTTTAAACAATCCATTACAAAAAAAAGTAATTATATCGCATTGACTTTATAAAATTATGAGTTTATATTCTGCTTCGTTTTTTATGATTTTATAAATTTATAAAGGTTTGTGTTTATGAGTAACCGAAGCGCAAAAGTAATACAGGAAAAGGCGGGCTGGCGGGTTGAGTGTCGTGAACATGATATTTTGCTCCATACGCTTTATTTTGATGTTCGATCTGAAGTTTTAGCGTTGTCTCGTGCCGAAATGTGGGTGGCTGCGGGTGTAGCTCTGTCTGTTTCATATGGTGTGCCTAAGAAAGATTTGGGGTGTATCGATGAGTAATTTAGGGGCTTGGGATAATCCCCCCCCCTATCTAACAGGGGGGGTCGAGATTTGAAGACGACAGGAAAACCAACGGTCGAACATTCGGAAACAGTTGTTTTAAATCAGGAATACGAAAGATACGAAACAGCCGTTATCGATTTTGACGGGAATTTGAAAGTCATACCGCTCCGTCGTGGGCTGGGAAACACGGCTTTCATCGACACGCTAAGTTTTACGTTCAAAGAAAAATCGGTTGTCGGCTTCGCGCCTGAATTGCTAGCGCTGGGAATCCCCTCACCTGTAACCGATTTCGATGTTATGAAGAATTGGTCTGAAATTTCAGAATGGATTTTCGGATTTGGTATTAGCTCCCCTGCTCCCGTCGGCAAAGGTCGTTTTTATGACGAAAGATGGGAAATGTCGGTTGAAGGTGTTTTGTACGGTCAAGCTTACATCGGCGGTCAGAATGGCACGATTCTGATTGAGTTGACGGGCAAAGGGTGTACGGCTGCTAAAGACGGATGGGAACTGCGTCTATATCGGTTTTTGAGTGAACATGCCTTTAGTCCCCGTATAACCCGTTGTGACGTAGCCAAAGATTTCTACAACGAAGAGATAAGCCCTGATTCTGCTTGGGTAGCCTATCAGAAAGGCGAATTTGATAAACGTGGTAAGCGTCCGCTGGTGGCGCAAATCGGTTCTGACTGGTTGAACGGAACGGAAAATGGAAAGACGCTCGGTGTCGGCTCTAAAAATTCGTCTTCCTACTGCCGAATCTATGATAAGGCAAAGGAACAGGGGGATACATCTGGAATGTTTTGGACAAGATTTGAACTTCAGTTTATGGGCAAAAACTGTCTGATTCCGCTCGATGTCTTGTTGCATCCCGGTCAGTTTTGGGGCGGTGCTTTTCCAATTTGTGAGCGTTTGCAGAATTTTGGTTCCTCGAATCGTTATTTGTCGTCTGAAAAGCGTATGCAAATTTCAATAGATCGGGTTCAAGAGGTTGCCGCTAATCAGGCGGGTCGTGCAGTCAATATGATGATTCAGTTGGGTATGACGCCTGAAGAGATTGTTGAGCGTTTAAGGCGTAAGGACGGCGCATTGCCTGATAGGGTAAATCCTGCTTCGTATTCGGTTGAGTACGCATTGAGTGCAAGACGTCATTATATGCAGTTTATTCATGACGAGTACGAAGGATCGATCGAATTGGAATTGATGGATGAATACGGAATGATTCTTCAGGGGTTTGATAATGATTAAAGGGGTCGAGTGCAATAGGAAGATTTATCCATGTGTTTTGGTGGATGATGAAAAGTATAGTTCTTATGCTTTAAGGCGTGTTTTGATTTGTTTATCAGTGAGCCAATTTGCTGAATTTAAAGGTGTATCTGACAAAGATAAAGATGAATTTGAATATATGGTGCATTTGGGAATTAAACACGCAATTAATTTAAATTGTTTCGCATATCATTGTGATAAAGATGGTCGCTTGATGTGTATTTTTAGTCCAAAAGCCTAATAAGGCAGGAAGGTAATTGATATGAAAATGTTCGCAAAAGTTCAAGGCTTAAAACGTTCCAAAGGCGTTATGAATGATACGGGTAAGGCATACGATTCGACTACGGTATATGTTGAATTTCCGTTTGCCCGAAATAATCCAGACATGCGCGGCTCTGCTACTGAGCCGATGAAGTTTGGAACGTCTGAAAACTTTGAAAAATTTAATGGTATCCCGCTCCCGTTTGACGCTGAAATTGATATCGAAGTAGAAACAAACGGTAATCGTGTCCAAAACGTGATTGTCGATATTCAGCCGGTTCGTGCGGCTAATAATGCTCCCGAAAAGGTAGTTAAATAGTTTTTGGGCTTCACGTTTATGTCATGATGAAGGCTTTCCGTCTCGTTTTCAGCTTCATGGGACGTAAATAATTAACGTGGTGATGGGTATCGTGTTGGTTTTCAGAATATGGTGCATTGCCTGAGTGTGTGAATACTGCTTCTTATTAAGTTGAGTACGCATTGAGTGCAAGACGTTATTATATGCAGTTTATCCATGACGAATATGAAGGATCTATTGAATTGGAATTGATGGTTGAATACGGACTGATTATTCAGGGGTTTGAAAATGATTAAAGGTGTTGAGTGTAATAAAAGAATATTACCTTGTATTACTGTTGATGATGTTCTTTATGGTCAATTTACGCATCGTAAGTTAACAATAGATTTGGGTGATGGTAGGTCTGATTTTTATTATGGATATATGGATACAGATGAAGATTCTTTTAATGATGTGATTTATCAGGCAAAAAAGAAATCATTAAATTTAAATTGTTTTGCATATCATATTGATGTAAATGGCAATATGAAATGTATTTTTAGTCCAAAAGCATAAGAAGGCAGGAAGGTAATTTGATATGAAAATGTTCGCTAAAGTACAAGGCTTAAAACGTTCTAAAGGCGTTATGAATGATACGGGTAAGGCATACGATTCTACGACGGTCTATGTTGAATTTCCGTTTGCCCGAAATAATCCCGATATGCGCGGTTCTGCTACTGAGCCAATGAAATTTGGAACGTCTGAAAACTTTGAAAAATTTAATGGTATCCCGCTCCCTTTTGATGCGGAAATTGATATCGAAGTCGAAACAAACGGTAATCGTGTCCAAAACGTGATTGTCGATATTCAGCCGGTTCGTGCGGCTAATAATGCTCCCGAAAAGGTAGTTAAATAGTTTTTGGGCTGCCCGTTTGCCTTTGAAAACGGGGTTTTACTTACTAAAAAGGTGTTTTTATGAAATTGAATCAAAGTGTTAAAAAATTGGTTGCTGGTGCAACTTTTGCTGCAATGTCTGTTTCTGCGTATGCGGACGGCATTTCTGATGCTACTACTGGCATCGTTGGCGAAATTGGTAAGATTCCTGCGGTAATTGTTGCAGTTGGCACGGCTCTCTTGGGTGTTTATGTTCTCCGTAAAGCCTTCAGTCTCGTTGCAGGTTTTCTTGGCGGTCGTTAATTAACGGGGTGCGGTATGGGGTATCGTGTCGGTTTACAGTGTTTCGAGAATATCGAAGTCGCTAACGACTTTGTTTTATCTCAAACCGCGCCCGTTATTAATGCTGAAGGGAAATTAATTTCCCCTAAAAAAGTCGGTAAAGAGTGGTTTTTGAATGGTGAAAAAGTAGTTTTATCCTTTCCTGAATGTTCTGTCGTTGAACAGATTTCATACGGTGGAATGGTTGCTACTCCTTTTTTAACGATTTTTGTATTGATGTTTTGTTTTAGGTTGGTTGCCAAATTTATATCAGGAATGGGGGTGCATGATGGTAGTTGATTTTCCTTTTCTGATGGGGTTTTTAGCGGTTTTATCGCTGATTTACTTGTTTAGGGGTTAGTTATGAAAATGAATTTGTCGGCGGTCGTTTTATCAGCGGTCGCTTTTTTTGCGCCTGTTGCAGCGTATGCGGATGAAGTCACTGATTTAAAGCCGGGTGAAAGTGCAACGGGTTTTATAAATCCTGCTTACGGATTCGACCAAAGAACCGAGTTATGGAATACAAAAGAGTTGGTTATTAGGCATAACGGTGTTTTGAAAAAATTGAACGTTACTAAATATATTTGTGTTCCGACTTGTTATTACAAAATCGAATATGTCGGAAATATTGAGCCTAAACAACAAATTAACTACTACGATATGAATCAGCTTTTGCGACCTAATTCCAGTGGACAGAATGTGCCTGATTCCGAAGTTGAAAAAAAAGCCAAAGAAATGGGGGTCGAAAAGGAACGGTTAAAAAAGGCTTTAGATGATAAAAATGAAATGGCGCGTTTGATCCGTGAGATTGAAGTAAAACGTGCTGAACAGAAAAAAAAGGAAAAGGACGACCAAGAAAAACAAGGTAAAGGCGGTGGCGGTGGTGGTTCGTCAGGCGGTGGCGGTGGCTCTGCTGGCGGCGGTGGTTCGGCTGGTGGCGGTGGTTCGGCTGGTGGCGGTGG